CGTTCGCTGCGGTGTTTTCGGCTTTGATGATGCGGATGGCCAACTCTGTAATCTGAATCTCACGAACGATCAAGTCCATCCTGGCTTGTAGTTCCTTGATGCGCTGCCGGTAGAATACCAACTCCTTCTGCTGACGCTTCTTCATTTCACGAGCGTCGGTCAGAAGGATGATGCGTGGTTGTTCTTCCATCAGGTATTTAGGCTTTTTTCACATCCATCTTCATGGTGATCCTGTTGCCTAACGTTCGGACGCCATTCTGCCAATGGAACTTGAAGCCGGTTGATTTGAAGCCATGGACTTCGTAATTCAACTTGTGACCCTTACCATCCTTCTTGATGTTCATATAGACTTGAAGAACATTGATGGTGCTAGTAGCATCATTCAACACCTCAGTCATGATAGAGTTTTTATTCAGAACATCTATGACGTCATATCCTAACGGCGCGACGACAAAGCCCAACCTACGGCTCTTTGCCTTGAAAATAGCGTCGGCAACGTCAGCCGAGCCTTGACCGCCACCGGGACCGTTGGCTGCGTAGAATCCAGCCAAGTCAGCCCACATAGCCTTGTGGGTCTTATACGGTTTCAAGGCATTCTCAATATCCTTGCCGGTAAAGTCTTTGTCTTTGAACATGTTCTTTTTCAGCCACATGTATCCTGGCGACCTTACCAACTTGGCGACCTTGATCGTGCCTTCAATGATGCTGTCATCACGGATGGCCATAATGGCTTTACGGGCGGCTTCTTTTTTGGGGTTGGAGTAGGTCTTGGTTTCAAGAATATCAGCGATGTTACCTACCGAGGCAGCGGCTCCACCGCCGCCCTTAGCGCTGATACCCTGCTTCTTTTTACCTTTGATCACGTAGTAGTCAACCAGAGGAGCATTGACTTCTGGTGGCCAATATGCGGCCTCTACCTTCTTATCATGAACTGTCATGAACCAGTAGGCACCGGATATTTCACCGAAGTCCTTTTCAATCGTGCTCAGGTCACTTTCCAAACCAACTAATGCTGAACCAACGTCGCCGGTGGATGTGCCGCTGGCTTGGAGTACCTTTTTCAAAGCAGATTTCATCGAGGGATCGAGAGTTTTATTGCTATCAATGGCCGCATGGACCGTTTTGACAAACGCACTCTTTGCTACGGTCTTTCCATTTAGACCCAAAGCATGTGGTGTAAGTTGCTTAGTGGTAAGAGTGCCCTTACCGCTCTTGTCTGCCGTTACAACCAAATAGCATTGGTCGCCGACTTTGGCATTTCCAGGGATGGCCTTCTTTATCGTAAGGACAAGGTTGCGGTACTTGCCTGATATGTTGACGTTGGTGTCTTCAATGCTACATGGAAGGATACCATTTAGCATGCTTTCGCCGGTGGGTGCTATTCGAAGGTGAACTGGGCCACCATTGCGACCTCTTTGTTTTTCAGCTTTTACGGATTTGTCTTTCTTTTTGAGCGCTTCTACATAATAATCTATGATCGCTTTTTGAACTGGTTCTGTTGTCGGCAGCATGATGACCTCATCTGAGAATGTTAGTGTCTCAGTATGTAGGTCCGCTAAGTGTGGTAACGCACCGAGCGCTACCCCACTAAACCAGTTTGAGCCATCAGTCAAAACGGTTCAGGGTCTTGAACTTGTCATAAGCACTCTTGGGTGCGAGGGTATCATCGGCTTCTTCTTGGCCGCTGTCGTATAGGTGCTGGTCATTTTCAGCCACATCACTCAACTTCATCTTGCCGTAATTCACGCCCACCACGAACCTCTTGTTCTGATTGACATCACCTGACCGGGATTTCAGGCGCTTGATACAGAGTTGGTTCAACTTGGCGAGTTCTTCGCTGGATGTAGCCACCCACATCTCATCGACTGTCTGTGGTAGTCCCCAGCTTTCGCTGGTGTCCGTCATGTCCGGATCGGAGTTGCTGTAACCGGACCGGGTGGTCTGGGTAGCGGACAGTACCGGCATGTTGAACTCGACGGCCAAGCCACGTAGCTCCTCGGCGATGGACTTGATCAGCGTGTAAGAATTGACGTTATTACCCATCTTCACGCGGGCAGAGGTACAGATGTTGATATAGTCGATGATGACGACGTCCGGTTTGAACTTCTTCTTCATCAGCAACTCATTCATCAGGGCGCGGAAGTGGTTGCTCCCTGCCGATGCGGTAGGGTACTCCTTGACAATCAACTTGCCCTTGTACTTCTCTTTCATCTTGTTGATGCGCTTGTCGAACTGGTCTTTGGGCAACATCATCAGGTCATCGATGGTAATGTCCATGAGGTTGGCGTCGATACGCTGGCTGATCTTCTCCTGGCTCATCTCCATCGTGATATAGAGCACGTTGAAGTGCTGGGCAAGCCAGGCAGCGGCAAAATGGCACATCATCAGGGTCTTACCGACGTTCGTACCGGCCAGGATGACGTTCAGGGTTTTTGGCTCCAAACCGCCACCGGTGATCTTGTTGAAGTAGTCGATGTCAAATGGATACTTCTTTGACTTGCGGTGATAGTACGCGAAGCGCTCATCGCTGTCTTCTAGGTAGTCATGACCGACGTTCGGATCGAAGGTCACAGCCAGGGCATCGGTGAGGATTTTCGGGATCATACCCTTATCATGCTTGGACTTACCATCCATGATGAGGATAGATTCCATCAAAGCATTATGGACGGCTCGCTCTTGGCAGAACTTCTCAGTCGCGTCGTTGAGCCAGTCCTGGTCTGTGTTTGATTTGTCGGCATCCAGTTGCGTGAGGAGGTCTTCTACCTTCTTGAACTCATCCGCAAAGATGTCAGTCCGCTGGCTGATGGAGACGGCCAACGCATCCGTGGCCGGGAGCCGGTTGTACCGACCTATGTACTTCTGGATTTCCTCAAATACAATCTTTTCAGCTTTTTCTTCGAAGTATTCTGGTTTTATGTAGGGAAGTGCTTTCCGCAGGAATGGTTCTTGTCGGAGTAGGTTCTTCAACAATATCTGGCTCAGTTCCATCACTTAATACCTCTTGTCTCACGCTGGCGAAGTTGTTTTGCGCTTCACCGATACATATCAACAGTATTTCACCCACCAACTTCGCGAACTTAGTGTCATCGTAGTTCTTACCTGGCACCCGGTTGATCACATCAAAGTCGAACTTGGTCTTACCGGCGTCATCTATCACCTTGATATCGGTAATGGAGAAGATGGTGCCGGTGTAAGTCCCTTTGAGGATTTGGACCGGCAACAGTCCAGGTAGGTCATCAAGCACCCGGAAGAACTTGTCACGGTCATATCGTTTCAACCGCAGGTCATACAACCATGTGTCTAGTAACCATCGCCAGTTCATTCGTCTTCGCCTTCAACTACCACTTCATCTGTTTCAGGTTCGCTGCCGTACTTGAAGATGCGGCCAGCGGCCTCGTCAATCGCGTCCAGGACATCCTTGGTGAACCAGGCTTCCGGGTTACGGTTGACTACGCTCTCGAACGCAGTCTTGCCGTTCGGGAACTTGATCTTGGTGGATACCTTTTCGAGCACTCCACCCTCAACACCGATATCCACCAGTCCATAGTACCGGCTCAGGCCGGCAGAGTGGTCCAGCAGCGTCTTGGTCTTCTTTTCCTCACGCGTGAATCGGCTCTTGTCTACCTTGATCGTAATGACTGCGCCGGTCACCGCGTTGTCGGAGTCCTTGGCCTTGCTCTTGGTCAGGAACGTGATGATGCTCGCGGCGTACTTCAAACCGCCACCGCCGGACATCTCCTTGGTGGGTACGTAAGCACCAATCACGTCGTAGGTGTGATTTGTGATCAACATAGGTATTTTAGCGCGATTGAGTTTAAGAGTCAACACACGGAAGGCACCACGGACCAGTTGGCTCCTGGTCATGTCCCTTGTGTCCTTGCCCTCGGCGATGTCGGCGACTTCCTTGCTGGTTGAGCAGTTGCCCAGGGAATCCAGCGCGAAGAATACCGGCTTGCGAAATTCCACCGGAGCCGCCAGATACTGGTCCAAGATTTTGAGCGCCTGAGTGCGGAACTCTTGGATGGTGACGACCGGCATCAGGTAGAAGCGGGTCGTGTCGATGCCCTTCTGTTCGAGGATCTCGGTCGTGAGTGAGCCTTCACTCTCCCAGTAGAAGCATGCGCCCTCTGGATTCTTGTCCAGGAAGTTCTTGACGATTGAGAGCGCGTAGAAGGTCTTGCCGGTGCTTTCTTCACCAGCCAGCGCGACTACCTTGTTGTCAGGGATGCCACCGTAGATAGACCCTGAGAGGAGTGCGTTGAGGGAGTAAGACCCTGTGTCGATGAAGGTGGATGTGTCGCTTTCCAGTCCATCAGATACCTTGGCTGAAAAGTCGTTGCCCGCAGCCTTGACGAGGCTGTCAAATAGATTGCCCATAGAATGCTCCTTAGTTGCTTGGCTGACCGTGCTCGCTATGCGAGCTGGTGTTGCCTGTGCTTGTGTATTGAACCTGTTATTTATCCACTAACCGAACAGCGCCTCTAGCGAACTGGTCTCTTCCAAACTCCAACCGATGACCTCAGCGATTGGCTCAACCTGCCCAAGGAAGTTCTTATGGAACATCTTGTCATAGTCAACGTACTTGGCCAGTCCTAACTCCGCTGGTAGTACGTTGGGGAATGAGATGACCTTGGACTGGATGGTGTTCGGTTCCTTCAAATAGACGTACTTGATCTTCTCACCATCTTTCAACAGCGGATACTTCTTGGTCAGGTTCAACTTGTTGAGCCACCAGTTATAGACCAGCGCACCCTTGGTGTGGAATGGCGTCTTGGACTTGAAGATTGCCTCTCCATGCGCGTAGTCATTCAGGCCATTCATACCGGATGGTGATGCTATGTCCTGGACCGGCGCGGCGTTGAACTCTACACGGAAGTCATCGATGAACTTGCGGAGGACCTTCTCATCCTCGTTGATGATGATCTCAAACGCCTTCTTCAACTTGTCCCGGCAGATGGCCGGTGTCGTGCTCTTGATCGCTTCCATGCCGACGATCTTCAACTTGGGCTTCGCGTACTGGATGCCCTCGTTGTTGAAGACGTTGATCATGTAGTGCTTCATAGCCGTCCAGATGGCCTTATTGGCGAGCGCTTCCCGCTTCATGATCAACTTCTGGTCATAGGCATTCACGTAGTCCGCCAGTTGTTGGCAGTACTTGTCAATCTCAGGGCCGATGACGGTCTGGCAAATCTTGTCGAGTGACTTGATGATCTCAGCCGGACCCATCTGTGCCTGTTTAGTTGGGGTGTATGCCCTATTGACAACGGCCTCAAAAGTCACGTAGATACTGTCCGTGTCTGACGCGACGACGTAGTCCTGGTTCTTGGTACCTAGGAACGTGTTCAGGAACTTGTTGATCTCCTGTTGTATCCAAATGACGGATAGCTGGGCGGACATCGTTACTGCCTCAGCGATGCGCACGTCAAAGAAGCGGAAGTACTGGTTGCCGATTGCTCCGTAGGCTGAGTTCAAGCAGACCTTCTTGGCCTGTTGAAGGTTGTTGTACCGGCTGATGCGCTTCTCGATGTCTGGTGTAGTGCCACCCGCTTCCTTCTCCTTGATAGCCTGCGTCATCAGCTTCTTGTACTTGGCGCGGTCCTCATACATGTCATTCATCAACTCCGCGAGGAACCCATGGCGCTCACGGCTGAACAGCTGCTTGTTAGGCGTCAGGCAGAGGTTGTGCTTCCGCAAAATGGCGGTGTCGAACTTCTGCGCCAGCATGCCCTCAACGGTGATCTGTGGGCGATGGTTGTCCATCCACTCCTCTACGTCTGATGGGTAGTCCTCCTGATCCAGTAGGGTCTCAGGTGACATGTTGTACATCATGATCAAGTGCGGATACAGGGATTGGAAGTCGAAGGACGCCACCCACTTGTACATACCCGGCTTGGTGTTCTTGACGTAGGCACCTTCATACTGCTCACGCTTGGGCGTGTCCTTCTTCGGCGGCAGCTGGATGCCCTTCTTCTTCAAGTGGTTGTAGATGATGGTATCCCACATCCTCACCTGACTGAATACATCCTCATAGTTGGTCTTACTGTCATAGGCCAGGGTCAGCGTCAGTTCAAGCAGACGCATCTTGTCTTCGATCATCATGACGAGTTCAACGTCACGGATGTTGTAGTCGATGAACTTCTGGAAGTCCCGCTTGTAGAGCGTGTAGAGGTCTTCGTATTCGCTGTAATCGATCTTCTTCGCGCCCACTTCAACGGAGGCGATATAGTCCAGCTTGTATGACTCCTGGCGGGAACCGGGTCCATACTTCTTGTAAAGGTCGATGTAGTCAATAATGGAGATGCCGGCGATGTCGTAGAACACCTGCTCATCTTTGCCCTTACCAACATGGCGCTCCTTGATCCAGTTCCATGGACTGAGCGTCTTCAAGATGTCCTCACCCTCACCTGACCGGCCCAGGAACAGCCGCTCCATACGATTGACCAGGTAGGGGATATCAAACTGAGTGATGTTCCAACCGGTAATGATGTCTGGGTAGTTGCTGGACCAGACCTTCAAGAAGCGACGGAGCAGGTCCTTCTCATCTTCACACTCAACGTAATAGACGTTGGAGCGGCTGGCGGTGTATTCACCGCAGCCAAAGGCATAGAAGCGACCATTCACACCCAGCGTGATGGCCGTGACTTGCTCGTTGGCTTGCGCAGGCTCCGGAAAGCCGTTCTCGCTGCCGACTTCGATGTCGATGTAGGCTATGACGATGTGGCTGAGGTCCCAGTCTATATCATGCGGGAATGCCTCTGAGATGAAGGCGTAGTCATCCCGGATGTCACCATACAGCGTGAAGTTCTCTACCTGACCATACTGGCTCTTGAACTCTTTGGCATCCGCGATGCTCTCGAACTTGATCTGTTCAAGTGGTTGCCCGGATAGGGTCTTGAACTGCGTCTGCTTCTGGGTGGGTGTGTATAGCTTCGGCTTGAATGGGACGCGACGTTGGAAGCGCTTGCCATCCTCGACGCCACGCACCAGGATGTTATCACCCATGGGTTGGACGTTGGTGTAGAAGCTGCTCATGATGTTAGTCCTAAGCCGAGGGTCTTGGCGATGGAGCCATGGCTGGATTTGAGCATCTTGACGTACTCTTTCCAGTCTGCTTTACTCATCGACTTCCCATCACGCACAGGGCATTCAAAGGCAACACCCCAAGTATGACCATCTGCTTTGAACGTGTAGCCGGTGTGATCCGTGACCTTGATGCCATTAGCCTCAAAGACTGCCCGTAACTCGATGAGGGAGTTCATCAGGTCGTGGAGACTTCTGCGGCCTTGTCTTCCGCGGTATCGGCGGTGACGTCCTTGGTGAGACGCTTCAACTTGAAGGCACGGTGGCTCTTGTGGCCATCCATCAGCAGGTGACGGACCATGCGGTCATAGTCAGGCAGGATTTGCCAACTGGATACACCCTTACCATCCGCATCGACCTTGGGACCCTTCTGCGGGTGCGTGACCGGTAGGAGCACCCGCTTCTTGAAGCCTTCGGGTGCCCGGGCAAGAGCCGCAAGCCGACCAACGTCACGTGGGACGTTACGACCGAAGGTGGAACGATTAGCCATCTGTCTTCTCCAATAGTTGCTTACACTTTGCCATAAACCGCTCATGCTGTCCTGGGTAGAAGGACTGGAACATGTGCCAGAACTCAGGCACGCCGAATAAACCGAAGGTCGTGCCGATGCCATAGACCGGCTCTCCATCTGCCAGCGCCCAGCTATCTACCTCTGGATGTCCAGGTGGCGCGAATGGCTTAGCATCAAATGACAGAGGGTAATAGCGTGTCACCCGAATACCCTTCGCCTCGCACAGCCAGGTGTATTCCTCACCCACATCGGACCGGTAGGTCTCCACGGCGCTCGGCTGCCCGATGGTCAGGAAGGTCGATTCGCTAATGGCCATCGCTGACGGCGCGACGAAGGTGTGCTGGTTGTTCTGAATGTGATTACTGCGTTGGATATTGCCGACTAGGCTACCATTATACGCCTGCTCTATGTAAGAGTCAATC